GACTTGCGGGTCAGCCATGCGGCGAAGTGCTTGAGCATTTTCATTTGTCACCCCTGGGTATGTGGTTTTGTGGGTACTGCTTCAGTGCTAAAGCCCGGTCGAGCCGGGCGATGAGTGCTCCTGTTTCGCGCTTGCCGGAATGCCGCCCGCCAAGCGCTGTATCTAGCCGTATTCCAGTTGGTCCGGCCGGCCGTTCAGGTCTGCCGCCTCATCGAAGCCGTCGGCATACGACACTGGCGGGAGCCAGTAGAGGAAATGGCAGGCGGTAATCAGGATCAGCATTGTTCGCGCGCCCCGGTGAAGGTTTTGGTCGCAGCGCGCTCTGCCTCAACCAGTCCCCAGCCCAGCTGCCTCCGAATCTCCTCCAGAGACGGCGGCGGCTCTCGTGACTCCCGGCGCCGCGCCATGAACTCTCGGACATCCTGCTTGGGCGGGTGAGTCACTTGCGTCATGGCGGCTCCTAGTGAGTTCGCTACATCTATGGAGCTACTTTACCTCCGGGTAAATTATAAAGCAATACCCAAAGGTAAAAAATGTGCAGAATTTTTTGTCTCAGGTATTGAGTAACCGCATACAGGAGGCGCGAAGGGCGGTTGCGCAGCTGTCAGCCGCGTTGCGGCTCGTGAAACTCGACGCCCAGCGAGCCGCCGAGGGCGAAAATTTGCTCAAGATATTGCGCCATGCCCTTGACCGTCAGTTGCGTCGTGGAGCCGACAAGCACGCGCTCACCGGCCGGGTCGATGTCCCACTTGCGGTAACCCTCAAGGCACAGGTCTGGATCGAAGTCATCGGGCAGGAACTGGCGTTTCGCAAATTCGTGCCAGACTTCCGCACTGAACTGTCGACCATCGCACCATGCCTGCTCAGCCATGTCGGCCAGCGGGCCGCTCCACATAAGCGCGTTCTGGTCCGGTTTGCGCGGCTTCGCCTCCTCGCGCACCAGTAACTCAAGCGGGCGCGTTGCATCCAGCGGCACATTGCGAAGTAGGGCGACCGCTCGCTCCACCTGCTCGGCGCCGCGGAGCAGGATCTTGCGCTGCTCGTACTTTGGGCGAGTCAAGACTGAAACTCTCGCGCGGCATTGAAGTCAATTGCTGCCAGGCGGTCGATCGCAGCGGACCGATGCATGCCGTAGACCTCGCATACCAGTGCGATGATCTCGTTGTCGTCCGGGCCTTCGCTGGTGCCGCCTTCGATCAGGGCGTCGCCGATGCTGGTGGATTCGGGTTGCGGTTGGCGGGCACACTCGGCTTCGCGGAGTGCGTCGAACTCGACGTTCATGCCGAGGGCGTCGGCGTGGTCGCGCTCCAGTTGGGCGGCAGCTTCTGCGCGCGCCCGCGCCTCCTCTTGCTCACGGGCGAAGGCTGCGCGCTCAGCGGCAATGGCCGCTTGCTGTTCATCGAGCTGGCGTTTTACGTCAGCGGCCACGCGATCACGCTCTTCCTGCTCGGCGCGGGCGCGGGCGGCTTCAGCATCGCGCTGTCGCTGCAGTTCAGCCTCCTGCGCTGCGGCGAGATCGGCTAGGCGTTTCGCCTCGGCGGCCTGCTCGGCTGCGATCCGGTCTGATTCGACCTTAGCGAGGCGTTCGCGCTCGGCTTGTTCAGCGCGCAGACGAGCCAGCTCCGCGCGCTCTGCTTCGATGCGGGCGGCTTCGGCTTTGCGGGCCTCCTCGGCGGCGAGGGCGGCAGCTTTGGCCTCGACCGCCTGCTGGTGGGTCGCCTCCAGGGCATTAAACGCCTCGGAGCGCACCGTCATCGCGCGATCTTTAAACTCCGCGAACGAGTCGTCGATGATGGTGTCGCGCACAGCATCGCGCGCCGACAAGATCTCGGCAGGCGACTTGCCGACCGCGCCGAGCGGGGCACTACGTATCGCCTCGATGCGCCCCTGAATCGCCTCAACGCGGGCTCGTTCAGCCGCAATCTTGGCCTGCTTCTCGGCTTCGATCTTGGCGTCCCACTCGTCGCGCAGCTTGAGCACGCGCGCTTCCTCGGGCTCGACCAGGGCGATTAGCGCCTTTTCCTCAGCGATGACCGCTTTGCTGAACGCGGTCGCGTCTTCGCGCGCCGCCTTGCCGGCCTTCTCGATGGTGACACGGGCGCCCTTGAGCGTCATGGCGATGCGGTGCGCCTGCTCGCGAGCGTCGCCGTTCAGTACCTCGACGATGCCAGCGGAATTGGCAACCAGTGCTGCGAGGTCTTTGCGGGTCTGCTCGCTCTTGAGGGCGAGTGCAGCGCGCGTGGCAGGCGGCAGTGTGGTGAGTTCGGTCTTGGCGACTTCCGCCAGCTCGGTGTTGGTATTCGTGGTCATGCTGCCTCCTTGAGTTTGAAGAGAATTTCGCGATCGGACACGCGGCGCGCAAAAACAGCCAGCTCAACGACCATCGCGTCGATGAAAGTGTCATCACGCATCACGCGCTTGACGTACAGATCCTTGCCTGCGTTGCGCAGATCCGGGACGTACATGATGAAGTCACACCACTTGCGGCCGGTGATCCACATACCGCCCTGCATTTGATGCTGGTATTCCGAGAGGTCGCCGTCCATGACCTCGATAATCTTGAGGCTATCGACAGGAGCCTTAATCTCGATAAGGCCATCGCTGCCGACAAAACCATCCGTCGAGTAGCCAAACAAGCGGTTCTCGGTCAGGACGAGGCCAGCTTCAGTAACGAGCGACTCGGTGCGTGCTTCGTACTCCATGCGGGCCAGCTTTTCCATCTCGTGGCCGCGATCCAAGACCCAGGCTTTCGGCGGCGCGCCGTAGGGTTTGCCGCTGATGCGCTCGATCGCCAGGTCGGCGGCATACTTATCGGAGGCGGCAGTCGGGTCGCCCACCTTGCGCTTTCCTGAAGTGCGCGACATGCGTGAAATGGCCTCACCGAAGCACGATGCGGTGATCACGCCAGCCCTGGCCTGATGCCACTCGGGAGAGCCTTGCTGGCATTCGACGAAGATCACGATTGACCTCCTGCCGATGCCGCACGCGCCACAAGCGCATCGTAGTGAGCAGCGAGACTTGCTTGCGTTGCCTTCGACAGGCTTCCCCATGCGTCAGCAAGGGACTCCGGGCCACCATCGGCGGCGGACTCCATGTCGGCGATCAGGCCAGCCAGGACATCGGGCACGGACGCCGACTTGGCGGGCGCCGCGGCCTTGAGCGCGGTACCGCGCGCTGTGACGGCGGCCTTGAAGGCATTCGATGCAACCAGATCCTTGGCCTCGTTGATGGCCTTGACGCCAGCTTTCCAGACCGTTTCCAGATCTTCGGCAGTAGGGGCTGCATTTGCTTTTGCGACCCACTCGGTGGCGAGGGCGGTCATCGCCGGCTGACCGGCTTCGGCTGTGTCGTGGGTGCGCAACTCCTCCGGCAGGTCCTCGATGTCCTGCGTGAAGATGTCGGACGCCGCGGTGACGTTGAGCGTCATGGCGATCATGGCGCGCTTGCAGGCCATCTTGAGCACGGTGTTCGCCAGGTCAGCTGCCTCGGTGCGCACCTGAATGGCCTTCTTCACGTTGCCCTGATAGTTCGAGAACTTCAGGCGACGCATGTTCTCCGGATAGGAGTCGAACTCCTCGGTGCATACTGCCTTGCGCCACTTGTACTTTTCTTCGCCAGAGGAGCACTCGCCCACCCCTTCACCCAGCGCGATGCTGGTCACCTGATGGCGGCCGACGCACGTAACTCGATAGCGGGCAACCTCCGCAGTACTCAGGTCTTCGATTCGATATTCAGGCGCGACGCGAAAGGTTACGCACAGCACCTCAGCCCCCGGCTTGTACAGGGTCGGCTTCGGTGTGCCAGGGATCGTGCCGTAGTGCGTGTCCTTCTTCATGATGCCCTGCATCACGGTCTGAACTAGGTTGACCCGCTCGCGGATCTCGGAGGCGGAGAAGCGATGTACCTCACCCGCCATGAGGCCGGCCACTTCGCGGCGCGGCATTTCGATGATGTCATTCATTTCAGAATCCTTTGAAGAAAGTCCGCACAGCGCGGATTGCCGCCTGGCGCCGGCCGAAGCCAGCCCGGCAGCCGTGTTTGAACTGGTAGTGAATGAAGCGGATCACAGCTGAACCTCGCACAGCCGACGCACCACATCGAGGCCCTTTCCGCTCAGGAAGGGATGCGGAGCCCTGCCGAAATAGACGCTGTCGAAGTTGACGCCTTCGGCGAGCAGCCCATGGCTTTCGAACCGTCGGTAGGCATCCAGCATTGCTGGCGCCGTAGCCTGCCGCCAGGGCATGTCGGCGAAGGGCTCCGCTCTCGCGTGCAGGTTCAGCAGAGCGATGATTTCGAGCGGGCTCACGAGCACACCTGTTCGAACACGCCTTCCAGCAGGATCAGCGCGCCGACGATGGCCAGCGTGGTTTGCGGGTTCCGCTCGCACCAGTCCATGCGGTAGAAGAGGAGGAAGCCGATCGGGTCGCGGCGCGGTGCCGGCTCGACTGCCTGAGGATGAGTGGTGCGGGCGGCGGTCATGCGACACCTGCTGGCGTTTCGAGGTAGGCGCGCAGCTTGGCCAGCTCGGCATCGGTCTTCGCGACCGAGTCGGCATAGTCGCTTGCCTGTTTGCGCATGTAGCCCGAGTTCTGTTCGATGGTCGCGATGCGATTCTTCACAACCGCTCGGCGGTACGCTTCCGGCACTGGTATGCCCAGCTTGTCGGCGAGCTCCATCCAGTCTTGGCGCTTTTCGTGGTCCGGCCGATCGCCTTTCAGGTGCTGAACCACCGCAGCCCGGACGATCTCGACAGCCTGCTCGTAGGAGGTGCACGGCGTGACGGTGCTGGCACCGCCGCTACCATCCGAATACCGATTGAGGGTCCACTGCAGGGCGCCATTCGCCAGGGTGCCACCCAGGGTCAGGAGCCGCAGATCCTTGCGCCAGTTGCTGTTTTCGCTGGACACGGCATCGGCGACAGCGATGATGATCGGCGGAGCGGAATACTCACGCTGAACGTAGTGCGTGATCTTCCCGTCAATGAACGCTTCCAGGTTGTCGAGGATGGCGAACCGCTTCAGCTTCTCGGCGCGCTCGCGCTGTCGCTGGTAGTCTTCACTCTCCAGCTTAGTGCGCTCAGCCTTCGCGGCAGCGATCTGTTCGTGCAACGTCTTCAGCTCAGCGCTGAATTTCGCTACCGGCTCGTGGGCGAAGACATGACGCCACACGACCGGACCGCAAACGTGGTCATAGGGCTCGCCGTGTTCGTCGTCATAGCCTTCCATGATCGGGCGGACGATGTGCCCGTCACCTGATGCAGTCACGTACTCGGCTCGCTCGCCGTTCTCGCTGTAGACCTCTTGCCCAGCCTCGAATTTCTTGCTCATCCTGCTGCTCCTCGTTCTGGCCGGCGCCGCCGGCGGTTGTTGTTGTTTGGGTTACTGCTGCTCGCCCACTTCCGGCGCCGGCGTGTCGCTTGCTTCCTCTGGCGCGGGCTTCGGGTTTGGCACTGGCGCCGCAGCGGTGGCCTTGGCGATGGCAGCACGCACGACCTCCAGCGACTTGAGATCGCCGACCGACTCCTCTGCGACATGCAGCGCCTCCAGCATGTCCGGCGCCGCCGCGATCAGGTTCACGTTGCTCGCGCCGGCGATGTCGTCGTTGTTCTCGTACGAAACCGAGCAGATCTTCGGGCTGTACTGATTCACCGTGCGAGGCTCATCCTTCCATGCGACGACGATTTCGAAAAAGTAGCCGTTGTCGACCACGTACCACGGGCCGGGGGTATGCTGGGCGTCCATCTCGCTCTCCTTATGGTTATCAGTGCAGCGAGTAGGTAGCCAACTCGATGTGGTTCTCGTCCTGCGATTCGGCGCGGCGCAGCTCCTTCTTCGCCACCTCGACCTCGGCTAGTGCGGCAGCCTCGGCCCAGATCAGGTCAACCAACACGGTCAGCGCAGCCTGGGAGTTCAGCAGCACAGCGCGCACCAGCTCGCCGGCTGCATGGTCGTCGGCGATGAACTCGCCTAGGGCGTCGGTGATGCGCTTCGTGGTGATCTGGTCACCGGCCAGGATGGCGCGGCTGATAGTCGAGAACTGCGCGCGGGTTTCGGCGGTCAACTGCTCTTCGCGGTCTTCGGCGGTGAATTGGTGGCGGTTCATGGTCGGGCTCATCGTGTTCTCCATGCGACTTTGCTGTGTCGATGAGTGACTTTACCTCGGGGTAAAAATAAACGCAAGAGATATTTATACCCGCAGGTAAAAAAATTGTGTAGAATTTGTCTGTCGCTTGTTTGAGCGACCGCATCATTCGTCAGCAATTACTGACTTGAGTGAGCGAAGTAGGGCGCTACGCAGTACCCAAGGGTGAACCAGCGAAACGGGCGTAGTGGATGGGCGGCAAGAAGGCGTCGAGTGGCCGCAGGGGTGGGTGATAGTGGACAGAGCCTCAATCGATGGGTGCCGGAAACGGTCCAACGTCTGTCCTATAAGCGAAGCGTCCGAGTCAACTCAGATGGCATGTCGCCCTCACGGTGTCCAAGTTTTTACTTGGCTGCTGGGAGGTGCTGCTTCGGAACCGGTAAGCCTAGAGGCATGTTATTAAGTGCTAGCTTAAAAATACCCTCTAAGAACAGCCAAGAATTACTACCAAACAGCACCTATAGAGGGTGCGGGACAAAAAAAGGCCGAAATCGGCAAAAATTTCGCCGGGCGGCGAAGGGAGGCGTGAATGACACTTGGCGAATTCATCGAAAAGCACATGTCGGGTCTCGGCGGCCTTTCGAAGCTGGAGGCACAGGCCGCCGGCCTTGACTCAAAGCTCGGCCGAGGCTGGATGGAGAAAAACAAAGACCGCGAGATAGACGAGGCCAAGATGCTCGCCGCTCTTGGTCGACGCGGCGAGAACATGTCGCAAAAGCGAATGGCTCGGAAGCTGGCGAAGTTGGAGACTGAGGCGAAGTTGACGAAAAGGCGGCAAGCGCCGCGACTACCTGGCGTTGCCAAACCAAAGGCGCCTAAGAGGGTAAAGGGTCCGGTGGCCCTATTTTCAAAGCGCGAGCCTGCCGTAATGCCTGATGCGGTGCGTGCGATCTCGCTCGATGAGCGATACCACTACATCAACAGCCCCGAATTTCTCCAGTCATACGAATGGCGCCAACTGAGGTTCCAGGCGCTGCAAAAATATGGCCGCCGCTGCCAGTGCTGCGGAGCTTCCCCTGAGACAGGAGCGGTAATGCATGTTGATCACGTAAAGTCGCGCAGGAGATTTCCTCATCTCGCACTCGACATAGAGAATCTGCAAGTGCTATGCGGAGACTGCAATCATGGAAAGGGAAACCTGACGGTTGATTTCCGGGGGGGGTAACTAGCTTCGGCTAGCTTGGCGCTGAGCTCGGCCTATTACCCGGCCGCGTCGACGCTCTGCAGGAAGCCCTTAACGTAGGCTGCAGGCAGGAAGCCAGTGAACTCGCCGGCCTTGCCGCTAACCTTGAAGCGAATCCCGGTGTCCTGATGATCCTCCAGGTACTTGCGCGGCACGTTCAGGCCCACTGCCTCCTCGTAATAGCAGCCACTTGGACCATTGCACGAGTCGACCTTTTTATCGATCGAGACGAACTCCAGGCGATTGCCGTCCGAGTCATACGCCTCGCTGTAATAGCGCCATTGGGTAGAGTAGAACGATGTCGCGTAGATCTGGAAGGCGGTGCTTTTCGCTTTGTCGTCCCGCCAGCCCCGCAAATGCAGTTGGTTGTACTGCGAAGCGTTCGCGCCAACGAAGTTCGTTGTTTTCTTGTATTCGTCATGCGTCACGCGCGTTGCGGCTGCAGCCTGGGCAGGGTCAGCCAGCAGGGTCCATGACTGCGCTGGAGCAGCTGTCGCGCAGGCAGTGGCCAGTGAAATCAGAAGTGCGGCGGCAAGACGGTAACTCTTCATTGCGTCTCCAAATCCGGCATCTCAGCGCGCCGTATCGCTCGCGCGAGTATATCGCGCCCGACGTTGTCAAACTCTCACCAATTTCCACTGCGGGAGGGGTGAAATAAATTTTCGTCCGGACATGGCGCTTTGTCAGTAAAGTACGCTAAACTTCAATTTATACTGTACGCATATACAGTAGTTCGATGCGTTACCGGCGAGGCTTGATGGCCTCGATGATGAGCTGAACCATGTCCTGCGTCTTTTTTAACTCAGCCATGATCTGCTTGTTTTGCTCTATGACAGCTGTGATCGATGCTCCGCCAGCTGCGGCAGTAAGCCTGGCAACGATTTCGGTGTTCATGGAGTGGTCTGCGCGCGCCGCGGCATCCTGGAGGTCCGAGTGCAGATCGACGGGGATTCGCATGGCCGTTTTGATGGAGGGCTTCTTCGGTGGCTTTTCTTTCATGCGCGCGATTCTTGCGCGTTTCGGAACAGAAGTGTTGTAAGTGCCATACAACATATGGCACCTTTACCAGGAAAAATGCGTACTGCTTACGGATCGTTACAACAAATAGAGCGAATTGCGTTGCAGTAACAAGAGAAGTGGTTACATTATCTGATGTAAATAGGGTATAAAAGTCAGGCTGTTCTTTGCTTGTAGGTAATTTCCTACGCAATATAGTGAACCTAGGGACTTTCCAGGGGATAAGAAAATGCAGGATGACACCGTTCGAAAAGCACCACTGGCCGCTATCGTCGGAAGCGATGATCTGCAGTTGACCACCGAGGAGCGGCGCCTCATCTTGAATTACCGGGCCATGAAGGCGTGCGCGCAAGAGATGCTGGTCGACATCTCGGGCCAGTACAGGCGCACGATGCCCGCAGCGTAACTGGCCTGCTGCTGTTCTGATCAACTAAGAGAGGTACGTGTCACCGTTTTGGTGCAACAACAGCTGCCCCGTAGATCATCGTCCTTCCATCCTTTGTTGCCCGGCGATAGAGCTCCAAAAGCCTCTTCTCGTTCGCATCCAGTCGCTCCAAGGTGGTCTCCTGCACTGCCTCGGCATTGGCCAGCTCATCGTCAGCCTGAGATTTTTCGAGATCGACTGGCGTCGCGGGCGAAGGATCGTCACCAGTAGCTTCACCGACTAGCCCGCCGCGCTCAGTGGCTGCTGTCACCTGGTCATCAAGACTGCCGCGCCCCAGCCTAAGCGCCTCCTCGATGATGTCCCGCATATCTTCGCCGATCCGCTTCTTTCCAGCCTTCCCTTCAGGGTAAAGCATGCGGGAGACGTAGGAGGCCGACCGGTCGATTTTGCCCGCTAGTACCGCCGCCCTGCCGCCGCAATGCGTCCGCAACACAGCTCGCAGGTTGAGTCTTCGCACTTCAAATTTGTCCATGCCGCATTCAACCAGCAATCTACTTGAAGGTAAATGACCTGCAGGTATTGACTTTGACTTTACCTGCGGGTAAATTATGGTCATGGATAAATTACTTAAGTATCTGAACTCCCTGTCAAGGGAGGAGCGCGCTGCGTATGCCTCTGCGTGTGAAACCACGGAGGGGTACCTCCGTAAAGCCGCCAGCCGCCACCAGAAATTTAATGCCGAGTTGTGCATATCGCTCGAGCGTGAGTCCGGCGGCGTGGTCCGCTGCGAGGATCTGCTGCCGGAAGCCGACTGGACATATATCCGCTCTCAGCCGTGCCCGTCGGGGCCGTTGCAGCATTCTGCTGAGCCGGATTCCAACCTCAGTGGCGCCGGTTGAAAAGTGTAAGCGTACAGAACATGAAGTAGCTGATCTTGCGCCGCATCACTAGGCAGCGTTGGCGCACTAGTCGACGTAAGCAGCGCCCAGGCGGCGGGTAGCCGTCACCAATAACGAAAGGGATGAAATGAAAAAGATGATCGTGGCGCTCATGATTCTGGCGGCACTCGCCGGCTGCACCGACAAAACCCCGTTCGGAGAGTGCATCGGCGCCTTCGACGACAAGAAGCCGGAGCTCGAATACAAGCTGAGCGTCAAGAACGTGGTCCTTGCAACGATCTTCTTCGAGACGGCCTTCGTCCCGGTGATCGTCATCGCAGAGCAAACACATTGCCCGGTCGGTGCGAAGAAGCCGGTGCCGGCCCAATAACCACAACAAGGCGAGGGCGAGATGAAAGCCAGGGGCAATGTCGACGCTTCGAAAATGCTGGATGAGCTGCGCGTACGCCGCGGCCTTCGAAGCGATGCCGCACTCAGTCGCGAGCTGGGCATTGGGTCGCCCGCGATCAGCAAGCTGCGCGCCGGCCGGCCACTGGGCTACTCGGTAATCGTTCGCATCAGTGAGCGCTTCGACCTGACGGCAACAGAAATTTACGAGCTGGGCAGGTAGTCCGCTCCCCACCAATACCACGATAACCCGGCCCAAGTCAGCGCGACTGAGGCTCATCAATAAGAGAAGGAAGATGG